GAAGTCAAATCTTGATCACTTAATAAAGCAGCCCTTTGACCAGCAGCCTTAAACGCTTCACCGATAGCCTCGGTTGGCTTCATTAAGGGCAGAATTTTTCTTTGCTCTGGTGTCAATCCTGAGAACATTCCACCGCCACCTTGAGGAGCTGGAGCACCCATAGGCATTGCAGTTGGTGCAGAGCCAGCAGGAGGTACACCGCCAGCACCCATAGGGATTGCTGGAATACCGCCTTGACCTGCAACGGCTGGAGCGCCACCTTCACCACTAATAGCATTAAGGTAGGCTTGCGTTCTGGCTTGCTCTAATGCGCCTTCTTGTAACTTCTGGCGCATCAGCAAATTCTGCACAGCACCCTGCTGCGCCTGACCATAACCCTGAGCACCTGCTTGTACAGCACCGCCAAGTGCTTGACCCAAAGAGATTCTTCTGGGGCTTGGACCGCCAGCCTGTAAGAGAGCTGCTGCTGCTTGCAGCATTGCTTGGTTTTGAATACCACTTTGTTGCTCTGGCGTGAGATAGTCTTCTAGACCAGTACCGCCACCGCCAAAGAGTAAACCGCCAAAGTCAGTTGCTGCCATGTCTTACCCCAGTAAACCAAGCAAAGCACCGAGACCAGCGCCATACCCAGTACCCAATGATGGTATTGCTTTACCTAAAGCTGCACCACCCAATGCACCGCCCAAGGCACTTGTGCCGTAGTTGCGGTAGTTAGGAGACTCAGTAGTCATGCCGAGATTTGGTAAATTTATACCCAAACCAGCAGAAGATATGCCTAGTTTCTCAAGTCCAAGATTGCGCATAGCATCTAGTTGAGCTTGCTCAAACGCTTGTCTTGTACCGCCAAGACCCAAGACAGTCTGCCCACCTTGCAGGGCTTGTTGCCTTGCGTACTGCGCGAGCTGTGACGCATCCCTATATCCAGCCTGTCTCAGACCAGATGCAGTTCTTCCTGACTCACGAAGCGCTGCCTCGTTTAGCATTCCTTGCGTGATGCCTTGACGCGAACCACCAAATGCTTTTGCAGATATAGCCCTACTACGATCTGCTAAATCTGCCATCTGCCTTTGCTTTTCAATGTCTGAAAGAGACTGCTGGACGACCTGCTCCTCGTAAGGATTTTGGAATTGAGAAATACTTTCACCAGTAAATGGCGTGAGCGATGTATTGATGAGCTGCTCTTCGCCAGCCTGATACATTGGATTAAATCCAGCAAATTGCTTAAAAGGCAATGCACCAGCAACATTCCTTGCTTGTTGCACATTTTGCAAATAAGCATTTTTTAACTCAGGATCAATCGACTGAGTTTGCACCGAAGTACCGCCACCTTTGCTCATAATAAACCCCTTAATTTTGTCTTTGGAATTGACTCGCTATTTATCATATCGAGCAACCCTTTTCCATACTTTTGAACTGCTGATTTGTTGATGACATATTCGCCAAGTTGAGTCTTGCGGTATGCGTCGTCTGGTCCTTCTGGGTTCTCGCCAAAAGTGTTTTGTCTTGTAGCCATGCCTTGTACATACTGAGGCATTCCAATAAAGCCACCCATGTAGTCGCCACCATCACCGACACCGCTATCGCCTGATGAAACGCCAGCATCTGAAGCAGCAGCAGCAGCCGAGGCAGCAGCAGAATCTGATTCAGAGCCTTGCGCAGCAGAGGCAGAAGCATTGGCAGCATCTACTGCTGATGTTGCTGCATCTGCTGCCACGGCATCATTTGCTGCTGTGGCAGTAGCAATGTCACTTTGTAAATCTAAACCATTTATGGCATTGATTGAATTTACGCTAGTGGGTGATAAAGCATCCATTAAGCCAGAAGCGATTGCAGCAGCTATTGGAGAGATAGACTGGTTAGATATGGCAAAACCAAGATCACCAATCGCAGAACCCGTTGCTGATCCAGAAGACGATATTCCTGATCCGCTACTAACTCCATTACCGCCATCACCAGCACCGCCATACAAGCCATCGCCACCGCTATATTGATAGTTGCTAGACGGGTTTAATAACCCAAATCCAGAATAAAGGGACGGGTTATATCCACCACCAGTATATTGACTGTAGTAACTTGGATAGGTGAATGGGGCTTGCTGCCCATACCCATACATTATTCTTTGATAAGGTGTCATTGCCACTTCATAGTTCCTTGCTTAACATAAACCATTTTGGTTCATATCCTTCATCTTTTAGGAATGTCTTTTCCCATCCTTTGCGACCTGCGAGCGTAACTCTGGCGCATCCCAGTTGTTTAGCCCAAGACTCAATGACGGGTCTCATTGATTTGAGTTCATCTAGGTTTCCACCAGCCAAGAAGTAATGCAATACCTTGACCTGTGGGTAAACAATAATCTCTGTGATAACTGCCGAATTGTGGTGATTCCAGATTTGAAACCTTCCATCACTTACACCTTGGGCAACATCCTCAATCGTGTGCGTTCCTGCCGAGTATTTTAATGCCGACTCGATGGGTTCTCGCAGCCTCCAAAACTCATCAATGTCACTCACCTTTTCCCCATCGGGACTACATCCATCCTGTTTACACCAACGCGCCAGTCGTCTAAAACATTGCCCGTGTATCTAATCTTGACCTGTCTGGCAGAAAACCGCACATCTGTCGGTTGAGCTGCTGCATACGGTCCATAAGTCGATTCAGTCGAAGTCGGGTACATCCGAGTCTTGAAGGACACGACAACTTCACCAAGCGTCTGCTCGTCTGGGATAACTTGCCTAACGCTCATAATATTTTCACCACTACCGATCTCGTATGGACCAGACTCCACAAATGGCACAGCGCTGTCATACGCAAAACCGACCTCGTGCTCGTAGATGAAGCCATCTGACGAAATCATTACAGGATTGACAAACACACCACGATCAGTTCCTGCTGTACGAGATAAAGTACCAATCGCCCAATGCCCTTCACGGTAGTTGTAGACGACATAGGAGTCGTTCTCGTTAGACGATGTTGACGGGTAAAACCAGATGATCTCGCCATACTTTGAGTTGTGGACGGCATAGACCTTGGAGGCTTGGCTATAGTTGATATTCTGAAATATGTAGTCGCCAACATCTGACGCAAGAGGCTTGACATAGCCGTCATATATCCAGAACCCTGATCTAGACATCCAGATCGCTGCCGTGTCAATGGCTGCGACTGCCTGTGAGCTGATCACGCCACAACCTGACCCTGCCTTCTCAAAGGAATAGACATAAGGCAGACCAATATATGTCGCCACATGGACATCGACATCGGTAAACAGAAGATTAATACCCCTGACGCGCTTACCGCACTTCAGAGAGCCGACAGAATTTATCTCAAAGTCACCTGCCTGATTCGTTGCAGATGTTGTCCATACTGTATTGTTTTCTTGGTCACACCACGCTACTTTTCTTGCGTTAGTTGATGCTCCTAAAGCAAAGACAAAACGCTCTGCGGTAGACATTACAGCTTGGCATCCTGTTGGCGCATTAGTAATGGCAGCAGCCAATGTTGGAGTGGTAAAACCTAACTGCCACTCGTACAGTTTGCCATCTGTGTCAGAGCATCCAATCAGATACTCACCCCAAGTATCCAGACTCCAAGTCGTTGCTGGCGCAATAGCGCCTATATCTGGACGAGCCACACCATAGGCAAACGATCCATAGGTGTTATAGCCATAACCCGTACCACTAAGGGCATCAGCGCGTCCTACCGTAAATCCTGATGGAGTGACATCCTTTAGGACAGAATTGTCATCCATCACATACAGCTTAGAGTGCGTACCAAGGGCAATGTATCTTGCACCACTATTTATCTTCCAAGTCAATAAACCTCGGCATGATCCAGTCATCTGACTGGTTGAGCGCTTACGCCATCCACCCCAAGGTCTCAAGGTATTGTCAAACCATCGCACAAGGTTTGAGTCGAACCAACGCCCCGCAGACTGGTACTCAGTACCGTTGCGGTAGATGCCTGCTGGGATTTTTAAGGGTACGAGTGCCATAGGGTCAATTATGCTGAAAGATTGGACACAAAGGTAACCGTCGCAATGACAGACGGTATAGACGGTCTTGTTGGTGTGGAACTGGCAGCGTAGTGCTCAATGGATGCAC